TCAATATCTAAACAATTTAAATTTATGGATGCTATGATAGAATTTAATACTGGATTAGCTATTAAAAATGGTAATTTTATTATAACATATGGATTTCAGGATAATGCGGCATACGCTTTAAAAATGTCTGTAAGTTTATTAGATAAATTAGAATGGGAAGAATGAAAGAATTACAAAAACAATTACACGCCTATATTCAAACACCTCAAGACGCATATGTAAATGCTAAGTTAGGAGAAGAATATGAAAAAATAGGACAGGGAGCAGCAGCACATTCTTACTTTTTAAGAGCAGCTGAACTGTTACATGATAGTGACCCTAAAATGGCTTATAATTGTTTTCTAAAAACGTGGAAGCAATTAAATATAACTACAAGAAGACCTGATTTTGAACAAGGACAACTTCAAGCGGCTATTGCATATGCTCCTGATAGACCAGAAGCTTATTACCATTTAAGTATATGGCATAGTGATAGAAAAGAATGGATGTTATCCTATATGTACGCCTGTTTAGGTAAGGATAATATCAAAGAAAATACTCCATTAACCTATGACATAGGATACCCAGGTGATTTTGTATTTGATTTTCAAAAAGCATTTACAGGGTGGTATATAGGTAAAAGAGATCAATCAAAATCTTTATTTTTAGAATTAGGAAAATTAAAAGATATACCACAAAATTTTAAAGAAATAATCTCTGAAAATATTAGAGATTTTGGTTTACAATATTTATAATAAAAATATATAAACATGGCACTACCATCATCAGGACCCCTAAGCGGAAGTCAAATAGCAACAGAACTTGGACTTTCAGCAACAAACTTATCACTTAGTGGTATGATAGATTCTTCTAGTCTTTCTTCAACAAACCCAGATCAATATAGTGAATTTTATGGTTATTCAAATGTAACTTTAACTTCTTTTTTAGCATCTGCATTTCAATCTGGAACTAAATTCATTTGTACTCAAACCCAGAATGTAACATTTTATCATGATGGTTCTAATACATGGCCAGGAGTTGGTGACACTATTTATACAAACTCAGGAGGAACTACTCCTGCAGTAGGATATTCTAGGGTAAATTTTGGTTATCTTCTAACTAACTCTTCAGGAGTTGTAACAAATCAATATCTTTGCTTTTAATTAATTAATAAAATAAACTTATGAATTGGATATATAAAAACAATTCAATAGAGGATATTACACAATTCCCAGATAATACTTTTGGTTTCGTCTATATGACAACACATAAACCTTCAGGGAAATCTTATATTGGAAAAAAAGTACTATTTCACAATCAAAAGAAAAAATTAGGCAAAAAAGAACTAGCGGCCTTAACAGGAGTAGTAGGTCGTCGCCCTTCATATAAATTAATAGTTAAAGAATCAGATTGGAAAACTTATTATGGTTCCCAAACTGACATTAAAAAATTATTAGTTGAAGGGAAAAAAGATGAATTTGAGCGTACTATTTTAAAATGTGTAGAGACTAAAAAACAACTTACCTATTTTGAAATTAAATATCAAATGTTATATCAAGTCCTAGAAAAACCGGATGAATTCTTTAATGATAATATTCTAGGTAAATTCTTTACAAAAGATTTAGCGGACATAAAATTCGAAGATCTCGTGGTTGAGCGAAAATAAGTTCGTATATTATGACTTATGATCAATCATACATTAGTAACATTAGTTAATTCGGTACTCGGTACAGGTAGGAAAACTGCTAGAGGTAATATGGCATATAATTGCCCTCACTGTAACCACCATAAACCTAAATTAGAAATTAATTTTACTGAAAATAAAGAGGGACACAATCCTTGGCACTGTTGGGTATGTGGTAAGAAAGGTAAATCGATTAGTTTACTATTTAGACAATCAGGTGCCTCTTCTGATAAAATTAGCGAAGCAAAAACATTAAGCAAAGAAGTAAACTATACTTCATATACTGAAAAGATAGATGTAGCAACTATCAAGCTACCAGATGAGTATATTAGCCTAAATAACGTTGATAACAGCGATATAATGGCTAGGCACGCGCTCGCGTACCTAAATAATAGACACGTGAGTAAATACGATATTCTCAAATATAATATAGGTTATTGCAAAACAGGGTTATATAAAAATATGGTAGTAATACCAACATATGATGTAGATGGTAAGTTAAATTACTTTACTGCCCGTTCATTTGAGAAAGACCCATATGTAAATTATAGAAATCCACAAGTATCAAGAGATATTATACCTAATGAACATATGATTAATTGGAACGTACCTATTATATTGTGTGAAGGTTTATTTGATGCTTTGGCGATAAAAAGAAACGCAATCCCCTTATTAGGAAAAAACATACAGAATAACTTAATGAAAAAAATAGTTACATCTGTAGTAGATAAAATTTATATTGCATTAGATAGGGATGCAATAAAACAAGCTTTGAGGTTCTGTGAAAAGTTAATGGCAGAAGGCAAAGAAGTCTATCTTGTAGATTTGCAAGATAAGGATCCGAGTGAAATGGGTTTCGAAAATTTCACTAAACTTATACAAACAACTGTTCCTTTAACCTACTATGACTTAATGGAACATAAACTATCTATATGATAAAAAAATCATACAAAAGATTATTAGAAATTTCAGATGATTACCAACAAGTCACAATGCCGGATTCTAGGTATTACAGACGTAATGGTAAGTATTATCCTTCTATTACGCATGTTTTAAGTACATACCCAAAAGGTAAGTATTTTGAAGACTGGCTTAAAAAAGTAGGTTATAGTGCTGAATGGATTGTTAAGAAAGCAGCAGAGGAAGGCACACAAGTCCACGAAATGATTGAGGATTGGCTAAATGGGGAAGAAATTACATTTCTATACCCTGATGGCAATCCAAAAATGCCTGCACACGTTTGGCAAATGTTCCTTAGATTCGTTGATTTTTGGGAAACATACAACCCGACATTAATAGAAGCAGAAGTACACCTATTTTCGGATGAACTACAAGTTGCAGGAACGTGTGATTTAGTATGTGAATTGGAATTTAACGGAAAAACTGAACGTTGGATCATAGATTTCAAAACATCTAACCACTTACAAACAACATATGATTTACAGGGAGCACTATATGCTCAATGTTATGAAGAGTGTTATGGTAAAAAAGTAGATAGAGTAGGAGTTTTATGGTTAAAATCTAAATCGAGAGGTGAAGATAAAGCCGGAAAACGTTTAAAAGGTAAAAATTGGGAAGTATATGAGTCGCCTCGTACACAAGAACAAAACCTAGAAATCTTTAGTCATGTAAGAGCACTATTTAATATTGAAAACCCCAAATTAACACCATACACATCAACATTTCAAACAACATCTAAAAGAAAACTTTAAAAGTAATGCGCGGGAGGCTTGGCTACCCGGGATAGGGTTCGTATCTTCACCATGTTGAGCAGTTAAGCACAACATTTAAAACAATTAAGGTTATGATGAGTCCAGAAAGTCTTTACATTGCAGAATTAGAGTATAATAGGTATGAAGAAATTATGAATACAAAAGAATACCTCACAAAAGAGGAGTATGAATTTGTATTTACTTATGACAAAACCATAAAAGAAGATATGTTTTATATTGGTGATTATAGTAAATTAGGTGATTATTTAAACCTAAGAGTTTATAGTGAACAAGAACATCATGAGTATACCCAGATGGTAGAAAGGGGATTTTAAAAGTAATGCACGGGAGGCTTGGCTTCCCGGGCTAGAGTTCGTATATTCACATATAAGTGAGACACGAAGTTTCATTTGTTAATTTAAAACAATTAAGGTTATGATGAGTCCAGAAAGTCTTTACATTGCAGAACAGGAATATTTTAGGTTTGAAGAGATTATGAATACAAAAGAAATCATTACAAAAGAGGAGTATGATTTTTGTTTTGTATATGACAAAGATATTAGAGAAGATACTTCTTATCTAGGAGATGGTGAGTACTTAAACCTAAGGGTTTATAGTGAACATGACCACGAAAAACGTGGAGAAGATGATGTGAATAACTGGTAAAAATAATGCACGGGAGGCTTGGCTTCCCGGGATAGGGTTCGTATATTCATAGGGTATTAATAATTAACAATCAAGGTTATGTCAAAAATTAAAGAAATTATTGAAAAAGGAAATGCTAAGTTCACTGTAAAAGGAATTACCGAGTACCGAAGAGGTGGTGAAGATAATGAGTATGGTGATTTTCCAAAGATATTTAGAGTTAATGATGATGGTGATGCTATTTTTGAAGATTCAAGTTTATTTGGTAGAGGAATGAATATCAATAAATTAGGTCCTACTTGTATTACATTATATGATTACAATATGTTAGGTAAAAAAACAGTAGGTAAGATTAATTATAAAGATATTACAATCTTAAAAGAAACTAAAGATATTCCAGGCTTCGAAGGAACGTTAGAAGCATTAGATGAACTTACAATTATAAAATAAAGGTTATGACGGTAATAGAAAGTTTAGATAAATTAGAACAAACATTTATTAAATTCCATGTAAAAACAACTGGAGATAAAGATCCTGGTT